CGGCGGTCATCACACGCAGGCCGCTTACCGGTATGCGATTGAGCGATTGAGCCAAAACGTCTACCCGATTAAAGGGCGCCCGGCGCGGGCAGGCAACCGGACGGTTGTTTTTCAAGGTCGACCTAAGCGCCGGCGATCCAAAACGCAGACATCGCCGTTTCTGGTCGATGCCGACACGGCCAAGGACACGATCTATCCGCGGTTAGCCAAGGAGCCGCCCGGCCCGGTTACTTGTCACTGGCCGGCACACTATGAGCGCGAGTGGTTCGATCAGCTAACGGCAGAAAAGCCGGTGAAGGAGTACGTTCAAGGCCAAGCGGTCTGGAAGTGGAAAAAGAAGGGTGGGCGCAACAACGAGGCGCTCGACTTGCGGGTCTACGCATACGCCGCTCTTTGTGCGCTGCAACAAGCGGGCCTCAAGCTCAATAAACATGCGGCGAAGGTCGGCGCTACACGGCCCCATGAGCGTAGTCCGATCCAATACGCAGATTATAATGCCGAGGCGACGGTGCAGCCGGCGGCAATACCGCAACGCACGCAGACGAAGCCGCGCAAGCGGCGTAACACTCAGCGTCGGCGTATATCACGTAGCTCACACGTGTCGAGGTAAAGCATGGCGTATACCCAAACCGACTTGACGACGGTTCGAAACGCCATGCTCAACGGCGCCAAAGCCAAGAGTGTAACGCTTTCGACTGGCGAGCAGATCGATCGCCCCAGCATGTCGTACCTTGAGCGCCTTGAGCAGAAGATCGTGCGCGATCTCAAGCGCGCGCATAAGCGGCCCAAACAGATCCGCGTGTTCACGGGGCGAGGCTACTGATGGCCTTTCCCACGCTAGCCAAGCGCGGTTTCCGCATGTCGTTCTCCTCGACGGCGTTCAGTGGCGCCAGTCAGGGGCGGCGCACCAAGGCTTGGCAGCCAAGCGGCGGCGGTCCGAACGCCACGGTCACGTCGAACCTTTCGACCCTGCGCCGCCGCTCGCGCCATCTCGCGCGCAACGATCCCTACGGCGGGTCGGCGATCGACAAGATCGTGTCGAACGTTATCGGAACCGGCATCCGGCCGCAGAGCCGCGCACCGGATGAGGACCTCGCGGCGGAGATCGACGAGCTCTGGAACGACTGGACCGAGGAATCGGACACCGAACTCGCGCTCGATTTCTATGGCCAGCAAGCTCTGGCCGTGCGCGGTGTCATGGAAGGTGGTGAGGTCTTCGTGCGGCTGCGCCCGCGTCGACCCGAGGACGGGCTATCGGTGCCGCTGCAACTGCAGATCCTCGAGTCTGAGCTGTGTCCGGCTGACTACAATCTGACGCGCGACAATGGCAACTACATTCGCGCGGGGATTGAATTCGATGCCATCGGCCGGCGCCGCGGCTACTGGATGTACGGCGCGCATCCGTCGGATGCGAACGTCAGCCAGCGCGTCGACGACCAGAAGCTGCGCTTCGTGCCGGCATCCGAGGTCATTCACCTATTCGAGCCGACACGCCCGGGCCAGATCCGGGGCGTACCGCTGTTGTCGGGCGCGATCCTGCGCCTGTGGGGCCTGGACAAGTTCGACGACGCGACGCTGCTGCGCCAAGAGATCGCGGCCAGCTTCGCCGGTTTTATAACGCGCCAACCTGACGAGGATGGCCCTGACGCAGCCAACGCGCTGACCGGCCAGGCGCCCGACGATACAGACAGCGACGATGTGCCGATGGTCGCTCTTGAGCCGGGCACGATGCAGGAACTGAGTCCGGGCGAAGATGTTAGGTTCTCTGATCCGCCGGAAGCGGGCAACACGTATCCGGAGTTCATGCGCCAGCAGCTTCTCGCGATCGCGGCGCGCGTCGGCGTGCCGTACGAGCTGCTGACGGGCGATATGAGCCACGTCAACGACCGCACATTGCGCGGCATCCTGCTCGAGTTCCGACGCAACGTTGAGCAACGCCAGCAGCAGCTTGGTATCCACCAGCTCTGCCGGCCGATCTGGCGGCGCTGGTTCGACCTAGCGGTCATGTCGGGCGCGCTTGAAGTGCCGAACTATCCCGCACGGCGGCGTCGCGTGCAGCGCACCCGCTGGATTCCGCAGGGCTGGAAGCACATCCATCCGCTGCAAGACGTGCAGGCCGACCGCGAGGAAGTGCGCGCCGGATTCGCGAGCCGTTCACAGAAGGTCAGCGAGCGTGGCTCCGATGCGGAGACGGTGGATCGCGAGAACCGTACGGATAACCAGCGCGCGACCGACGAGGGGCTGGCTTACACCAGCGACGGGCGCTACGAACTCGCCGCGCAAAGCCCGCTGACCAGCGAGATCGAACAGGAGGGCAACGCATGAAGGCCAGCCTCGAACGCGTCGCATCGCGCATCAGCGGCACGCCGCTGATGATTACCGAGCGCAAGCTCGACGTGATCCTCAACGTCCTCGCCCCGCGCATCGGCGTCGAGGCGCCGCAGGTCAATATGTCGGCGCTGGGCGAGGAGGCGACCGCGCGGCGGTACGAGGTGCATCAGGGCGTGGCCGTCGTTCCCGTCGTCGGCACGCTGCTGCACCGCTCGGACTGGCTCGACGCCGAGTCGGGTCTGGTCAGCTACGGCGCGATCGGCGACATGATAGAGACGGCCGTCGGCGACCCGCATGTCCACCACATCGTGCTCGACGTGGATAGCAGCGGGGGCGAGGCCAACGGCGTGTTCGATCAGGTCGACCGCATCTACAAGATGCGTGGCGAAAAGCCGATCACGGCTGTCGTCAACGAGGAGGCGAATTCGGCCGCTTATGCGGTCGCGAGCGCGGCCGATCGCATCGTCACGACGCGCACTGCGCTGTCTGGCTCGATCGGCGTGATCGCGACGCACGTCGATCAATCCAACTACAACGAGTCCGAGGGGCTTAAGGTCACGCACGTCTACGCGGGCGAGCGCAAAGCCGACTACACGCCGCATGCGCCACTGTCGGACGAGGCGCAGCAGCGCCTGCAGGAGCAGGTCAACGAGACTTACGACATCTTCGTCGAGACAGTCGCCCGCAACCGCGGCATGCGTGAGCGCGCGGTGCGCGACACAAGGGCCGCTTTCTTCCTGGGCCGCGCAGCGGTCGCCAACGGCCTGGCAGATGCCGTCGATACCGTCGAGGCCGTGGTTCAACGAGCCAAGCAAGAGCGAGGTAATCCGATGAGCAACAGTACAGCATCCAGCACGCGGCGCGGCGCCTCGTCAGGCGGCGCTTGCCCGATGCACGCGGGCGAGAACCTCGCCGCAGAGCTCGAGCGGCTGATTGAAGACCAAGCCACCGAGTATCGCCCGCGCGATCAGGTCATTGAAGAAATGGCCGAGGAAAGCGGCCTTGAGATCAGCACGGTCAACTCGATCATCAACGCTGGTATCAACTGCCCTCCGCGCCAGGGCATTGAAAGTTTCGCCGAGGTGCTCGACACGACGACCGAGACGCTGATTGAAGCCGCTGAGCAGGATGGATGCGATTATAGCGGTGACGACAAAGGCGAGGGCGAAAGCAGCGCGGCCAGTAGCACGCCGGCGCCGAGCGCGGCCGCGCTACCGCGCGCCGACGCGGCCACGATCGTTGAGACCTGCACCGAGGCCGGCGTGCCGCAGATGGCTGCGGGGCTTATCCGCGAGGGCCTTGGCCCCGAGGCGGCCAAGACGCGCGCGCTTGCCGCCGGCCAGATTCGCAGTATCTGCGCGGCGGCCGGCAAGAGCGACCGGGCCGATCGGTTCATCAAGCAAGGCGCCTCGGTCGAGCAGGTCAAGGCGATGCTGTTTGATGAGCAGATCAACGCGTCCGGCGATGAGATCACCGCACACGTCGGCCCTGGGGCGGACGAGCCCGCGTCGGGCGACGACCAGGGCGCCAAATCATGGGACGACGTGTACCAGCGCACCCAGTCCTAACCGTTCCACCCGCCCCCGCGGTGGGGCACAACGTCATCAGAGGTAGTAACCATGGCAAAGACGGAAAGCACGCATCGCGGGGAATTCCTCGTGAGTGAGGCGAACGGCCAGCGCAGCCGTGAGCAGGTCACCATCGAGTCCGGTCAGGATCTCAACGCGGGCCATGTTCTCGGTCAAGTAAGTAGCTCAGGCGAGTACAAAGAGTATGACCCGAGCAATGCCGATGGCAGCGAGACCGCTGTCGCCACCGCTTATGACGCGGTCGATGCGACGAGTGGTGCCAAGGACGCCGTGATTGTCAGCCGCGACGCGGAGATCGACGCCGCTCAACTGACTTGGTTCAGCGGTGCCACCGACGCTGAAAAGGAGACCGGCAAGGACGAGCTCGCCAACGAAGGCATTATCGCCCGCTAGCCGATCCGTTCCAGTCAAGACGCACCGCCCTTCCTAGGGCGGTGAGAGCCGCCCACCGAGGCGGCTTTTTGGTCTCCAGCAATTAAGCGAGGTAAAACAATGGCCACGATGGACGTTTTCGACTCGGACGCGTTCAGCGCGCTCGAGATGACGGCCGCCATCAATCGGCAGGACTACCTGCCGACTATGCTCGGCGACATGAACCTTTTCGAGGCACGGCCGGTCCGCACAGAAAAGATCGCCGTCGAAGAGCAGGACAGCCAGCTCTCGCTGGTCCAAACCAGCCCGCGCGGCGCGCCGCTGGATGTCGGCGGCCGCGAGCGGCGGGTCGTGCGTGATCTGCGCACCGTTCGCATCGCCAAGCGCGATCCGATCTACGCCGATGAGATCCAGAACATCCGCGCGTTCGGCTCGGAGTCGGAGCTCATGCAGGCGCAGGAGGAGGTCGCTCGTCGCCAGAATCGGCTGCGCCGCGATATTGAGCTCACCTGGGAGAACATGCGCTTGGGCGCGGTGCAGGGCATCGTCACCGATGCGGACGGCTCCACGATCTACGACTTCTTCTCTGAGTTCGGCGTCACGCAGCCGTCGGAGGTCAACTTCGAGCTGACCACGGATGCTACGGACGTCCAAAAGAAGTGCGCGCAGATCGTTCGGGCCACCCGAAAGGAGGCCAAGGGCGCCTGGACGCCGCAAAGCCGCGTAGTCGGTCTGGCTGGCGACGATTTCTTCGACGAGCTGGTCACTCACCCCGAGGTCCGCGAGGCGTACGTCAATCAGCAGAGTCAGCAACTGCGCGCCAATCTGGCGTATCAGCAGCTCGACTTCGGTGGCATCCGTTTTGTGAACTACCGGGGCACCGACGACGACAGCACGGTTGCGGTCGGAACCGACGAGTGCAAGTTCTTCCCGCAGAACGCCCCGGGCGCTTTCGAGGTCGCGTTCTCGCCCGCGGAGACTTTCGACTTCGTCAACACGCCCGGCCAGCCGTTCTACGCCATGCTGATCCAGGATCAGCAGCGCAACGCCTGGGTGCAGCCGGAGGTCTACTCCTATCCGCTGTTCTACCCGACGCGACCGCTGATGCTGCAGCGCGCGCGTAAGGCGTAAAGCAGACGGGATGACTGATCCGTTCTCTGACGCGGCAGCCGACCTCCTGACTTCGGTTGGGCGGTCGGCTGTATATCGTCCGAAAACTGGCTCGCAAGTCGATACGACCGTCTTTGTGTCCACCGAAGTCGGCGCAACTGGCGACGAGATGCGCGTCGCTGAAACGGCGTACTCGGTGCTTTGCCGCGTCGATGAGGTCGGCATCCCAATCAGGGGCGATCAGTTCGACATCGACGGCACGACCTATACGGTCGATGACCTGGCGGACGAAGCCGGCGACGCGTATCTCGTGCGGGTGATCGTGCGATGACGGTGCAGGCGCTGCGTCCGCTCTACGAACTCAAGACTCGCCTCGGCGATATCCAGACGGCGAATGGGTATCACACCGACGCCGGTTCGCGGGTATTTCTTGGGCGGGTGCTCGCCGATGGGTCAGATGTGCCGGCCGTGTCCGTCATGCCTGCGGAGGATGCCGAGGGCGAGGTCACGGTGGATGCGGAGCTTTATCGCGAGCGCGTGCCGTACGAAATTCACGGGGTGGCAAACGCCGACCCCAGTCATCCGCTTAAGGCCGGCCATCAGCTCGGCGCCGACATCCGGCGTGCGATCTACCGGGCCCGGTCGGCAGATTTTGAATTGCTCGGCGGGACGGCCGTGCAGGTCGAGCCCGGGCCGACGGTCGTGACTCAGCGCGACCCGGGCAGCAGCTACAGCGATGTCGTCGTGTCGCTGACCATCACTCATGCCGAGCGATTCGGCGATCCCGATAGAGATTAATGCGATGAGCGACAAACCGAAGCGAGTTGTGTTTGACCGGCCGCACACCCACGACGGCGTGCGTTACAACCCGGGCGAACAAGGCGATATTCGCCTGAAGACCGCGCGCTGGCTCGTCGAACGCGGCGATGCCCATTGGGCACGTAACTCCCAACCCAGTACCAACGAGGTGAGCAGCGATGAGCCGACCCACGGGTAACGACATCGTCCTCGGTCGTGGCGAGGTCTTCGTCGATGCCGAGGATAGCAACAGCAACCTGACCGGCGAGCGCTTTTTGGGCGATTGCCCGGGCATGACCATCAACGGCAGCGTCGAGCGCACGCAAGTCTATAGCCACACAGGGCCGACGCGCCAGATCCTCGACGACATCGCCACGCAGGTCGACCGTAATGGCTCGATTACTTGCCAGAACATCTCGATGCAAAACTTGGCCCTGATGCTGATGGCGTCGGTCAGCGAGACGTCGCAGACGTCGGGCTCGGTCTCGGCGGAGAAGCCGATCCAGAACCCGGTCGAGGGTGGCAAGTGGTATCAGGCCGGCCAGACCGCCAGTGACCCGGTTGGCGCGATGGACATCTCGAACTTCTCAATGACCATCGATCCCGGTGGAACCGCCACGGCTGCCACCGAAGGCACCGACTACGAGGTCGACCTCGCGTTGGGTCGGTACTACATCATTCCGGGCGGTGCAGCGGACGGCAGCAAGATAGAGGTCAGCTACGACACCGTCTCAGCCACGTGGGACGTTCTTGAGACCAAGGACGAAAGCCCAGTCACCGGGGCACTTCGATTCGTTGGTCAAAACGCGCGAGGCAAGAACCGCAACGTCTATGTGCCCAAGATGCACCTGGTCCCTGACGGCGAGCTCTCATGGATTTCGGCGGATAGCGTGCAACAGCTACAGCTTTCCATGCCGATCAGCAAGCGCGGCGACATGGCGCAGGTCTATGTCAATGGGCGGCCGGCGTAATGGCAGACGATGAAGCCCAAGTCGTCTGGCCCGACCGCGATGTGACGCTCTCGGACGGCACGACGGTGATCGTCCGAGAGTTGCGCGCGGCCGAGCAAGACCGCCATGCCGAGACGATCGCGCCGGTGCGCCAAGCCGTGCGTACATGCATCGGCACTAGCGAAGACCCTGACGTGCTCGAGCGCGCGTTTGAGCGTTTGTTGGACGAGCACGGCCAGGCGATTTCCTACTTAGTGCGGATTTCAAGCGACATGCCGGAATTGCAATGGCGTGCTCTGTCCAGCGAGGACGGCGACCTGTTGCGTGTGACGTGGCTGGCGGTCCACGTCGGCCCTTTCGGCCGGCGCCAGGTGATGCTGCGGACGATGGCGGAGCTGATGACGGGCCCACCCCCGTCGGCGCAGTCGAGCTCACCAGCGAATTGATCCGCGCGGGCTATGCGCGCGATCCGCGCGAGCTGATCGAGCGCTACACCTGGCGCCAGATCACTTACTACTTCCATGAGGAGCGAATTCGCAATCGTGATGCGATCGCTGATCATGCAGTCGCGGTTAACCGCGGCATGGCCGCCGGTGACGTCTCCGATTTGCGGCGGCGCTGACTGAAGCAGTACTGGACTCTATGGCACAGCGAGACGATCTGGATCTCAAAATTCGTGCTCTGGTCGAGGGCACGCGTGAGGTCCAGCAGCTTCAAAAAGAGGTCCAAGACCTTCAGGGCCAGGCGCGCCGTGATGTCCCGGATAACACCTCGCGGTTTCGCCGCGGTATGCGCCAGGCACGCGATGCCGCGAAGCGGGCGAGCCGCGAGGTGTTCAGTTTGCGTAGTGCGATGGTCGCGCTCGGCACGGGTGCCGCAGCGGCCGCTGCGGTCCAGCGGTCGATCGCTAGTACAGCGGCGATGAGCGAGCAGGCGGATGCGGCCAACGTATCCGCTGAGCGGTTTCAAGAGTTGACCAAAGCCATGTCGGACATGGCGGGTGTGGCCGAGGATACGACCGGTGGCGCATTGCGGCGATTCAACCGGCGCCTCGGTTTAGCTCGCCAGGGGTCAGGCGCGGCCGCTGATACGTTTGACCGTCTCGGTATTAGCCTGCAACAAGAGACTGGTCCCGCGTTAGACGCTGTCATTGAGAAGCTCGTCAATATGGAGGATGACGCTGACCGGGCTGCTGCGGCATCGCGATTGTTTGGCGAGGATGCGGGCCCCAAGGTGGCCGCCGCGCTCGCGCAGGGAGAAGACGCGCTGCGCGACACCATCACGCAGTTGCGTGAGCAGGGTCGCGTCATGTCGAACGAGAACGCGGAAGCCGCACGTCGACTCAACGACCGTTACGAAGAGATCACCGACACGCTTTCGACTGGATTCAAGCGCGCCGTCGTCGGCGCGACGCAGGCACTCGCGGATCTTTTCAACGCGCAATCGGAGCTTCCGCAGATCGAAGAGGAACTGTCGCAGTTACGTGAAAAGCGCGACCGCTTGCTCGACAATCTCGACGATTCGCCGTGGCCCGACCAGCTTCGCGATCGTATTAACAAGCTCAACGACGAAATGCGTGAGCTGCAAAAGCGACGCGAGGAAATCCTCAACCGAGAAAATGGAGACAACACGCCAAGTCCCGGAGGTGGTGACAACCAAGATCCGCTTTCGAGCACGATCGGCGAGTTTGAGTCAGCGCCGACCGTGTTGCAGGTAACGCGTCAGGTCGAGAAAAGCATGGAGGTGTTGCATCGCCAGCAAAAGCTAACAGCGGAGTCCAGCGACCAGCTCACCGAGGCCGAGCGCCGCAAGCGCGATATGATGGAGCGCGGCGCCGAACTCATGCGCGAAAACCGCACGGCGACGGAGCGCTATCGCGACCGCGTGCGAGAGCTCAACCGGCTACTCGACGCCGGCGCTATCGACCAAAAGACTTACAACGCCGAGCTCGAAAAAGCGCAGCAACAGCTTAGGCAAACCCGGCAGGCCGCCGAGGATACCGACAACGCCATGTCGGAGTTTGCCCGGTCGGCGGCGCAAAACATGCAGTCCGAGTTTGCCGACGCGCTGGTCGACACCGAGAAAGGCTTTGAAGAACTTGCCGATACTTTCGCGCAGCAATTGGAGCGCATGGTAGCCGAAGCCGCTGCGGCCAATTTGATGGAGGCGCTTTTGGGCGAACAGGGCGGCGCACTATCGGGCCAGGCCGAGGGCGCGCTGGGGCGCTTTTTCGCCTCGATCGCGTCAAGCAGTACGAGCAGCGGCGATGTCACCGCCGGCACCACGATCGCCAACCAGCAGCACGAAGGCGGCATGGTCGGGACGGGTCCGACGCGTGCCGTGCCTTCGTCCGTTTTTGCCGGCGCGCCGCGACTCCACCGCGGCGGCCGGATCGGCCCCGACGAGGTGCCGATCGTGGCCCAGCGCGGCGAGCGTGTGCTTTCGCGCGAGCAAAACGCCGCGCTCGAGGCAGGTGCGGGGAGGCAAGCGCCACCGGTTCGCATCGAGTTCGTGAACAAGGGAACACCTCAGGAGCAGCAAGAAGAGCCCGAGACGCGCTTCGATGGTGAGGGCTTCGTCGTGCGCATGCTGCTCAAGGATCAAAAGTCCGACGGACCGGTGACGCGCGGCTTCGCGAAAACGTTCGGGTTGCAACGAGGCGGTGGTCGGTAATGCCCACGTGGCCGAGCTATGCACGGATCGAGGTCACCGGTTTCGAGGAGTCGCCGCAGCAGCCAGTGCGCTCGACCAAGATGGAGGATGGCTTCATCAAGCATCGCGAGCGTAATGCGCGTGTTTCGATCCGTCGCCGTCTGAATGCGCGCATGAGCCACGCGGATTATCAGTCGTGGCGCACTTGGTGGCGCGACACGATCGCGCATGGCGCCAAAAAGTTTGACTGGCCCGATCCGCTCGACGATAACCAAGTCAAGACGGCGCAGATCGTCGACGGTAAATTTACCGCGCGCTCGGAGTCGGGCGGATTGGGCCGTCCGCCGGTGAGGGTGGTCGAGCTCGAGCTGAGGGTCTGGGATGCCTGACTATTCGCCGGAAGCGACTCGGGCAATCAATAGCACCGAGGGAGACGCGCAAAACGTCCCCGTCCTACTGTTGCAGATCGACCACAAGGATCTGGCCGATCCGGTTCGCGTGGTGCGTGACACGGAAGATCTAGTGCACAAAGGCAACACGTTCTTCGCACTTAATTTCGACGCTCACTTGCCTGAGCAGATGGAGCAGGGCGAACCCCGGGCGAATCTCCAGATCGACAACATCGGCCGTGAGCTCGTGCAGTGGCTCGAGGTATCACGGGGAGGCGAGGGCGCCACGGCAACATTCATCCAGGTGCGGCGGACGGACCCGGACACGGTCGAGTGGTCGGTGGTCATGGACCTCGACAATATTGAGATCGATACACTGCTCGTCAACGCCGAAGTAAAATTCGACACGCTGGTCAATAAGCCCGGCATCCAGGTGCGCTACACGGCGGATACTGCGCCCGGGCTGTTCTGATCAGCCGTAGTGCCACCAAGCGTATAAACGGGCCGCGATCAACCAAACCAAGCTGATCACGATGACTAGTCCGCCAACGCCGTGGCCATTCGCTGCTGCCGCGACGCCAGCAATTATCATTATGCCGGCAAGTAGCTGGTGCAGCTTAGCGACTTTGCCGGTCGCTTGGGTGGTGATGGTGCGCTCGCTGCGCGCCGTGGGCGTCGCCATTGGGTGCCCACAGTGCGGGCATGAATCTGCGGCGGCCGATACGTTGCCTTGACAAGCGTAGCATTTCTTGAGCATCGCGATTGTCCTTTTGCTGTTGGTGATGTGCACGATCAATATCGTAACCGTTTCGGATTGGCTTGCGAAACAAATCCGGGATTACGTCGGTAAAAAGCGCTGGGATGATGCACGCACATTGGTCGGATGCCTATCTCGGACGCCCCTATGGCTCCGGCGACGACGGCTGTGCGGCGCTGTGCGAGGCGGCCCAACGGGACGTGTTCTCGCGCGAGATCGAGATACCGACCGAGGCGCGCGCCCGGGCGGCATCCGGTGAGGTCGGTGCTGTCCTGCGTCGCCACATCCAGTACTACGTCCACCGCACCGACGCCCCGCGTGACGGCGATCTAGTGGTGATGAGCTGCGGCGGGCGGCGCCAGCACGTCGGCTTGTACTGCGAGCTCGCCAGTGGGCCGCACGTGCTGCATGCGTTGCGCAATGTCGGCCAAGCCGTGCGTCACCCGATACTCACGATCCACGCCCACGGCATCGCGATCCGGAGGTACTACACGTGGCGCCAGTGACGCTCACCCGTGCCCCGAACCCGGTGGCCCCCGTCGATGGTCTTGACGTCGCCGACGTTACGGTGCCACCGGAAACGACCATCGATGCCTTCCTGCGTGCTCAGGCCCCACGGATCGCCGCCGGGCCGTGTATCGTGCAACTGGATGACCGAACCATCCCGCGCGATGTGTGGCACCAAGTCACGGTGCCCGACGGTGCCCGCATGACAATTGCTGCGGCTGCGGCCGGCGGCGATGATTCCGATACGACGCGGGTTGTGCTGACCATCGTGGTCGCCGTCGCCGCCGCCTATACCGGCGGTGCTGTGGCGGCCGCGTACGGTAAGGTTGCAGGCGCCGTCGCCTCCGCAGTGGTCCAAGTCGCCGGATCGCGCCTAATCCAGTCCGTCGTACCGCAGCGCGAGCCCGACATCAGCAAAGACGGCGGACCTGACACCAGCCCAACCTACTCCATTGAGCGAGCCCGCAACCGTGCGCGTTTGTATGAGCCGCTACCCGTGCTCATCGGCGAGCACCGCATGCGCCCGGACAGCGGCGCCAAGCCCTACACCGAATACGACGGCGGCGAACAATATCTGTATCAGGTGTTCAACTTCGGTCTCTCCAACATGGAGGTCGATGACATACGCATCGGGGAGACGGCGCTGTCATCGTTCGACGACGTGGATTTTGAGATCAGTGGTCCGAGCGGTGTACTGCGCTTGTGGCCTGGTAACGTCGAGACAACTTCGGGCGCGGATCTTGATCCATCGGCGGGCTGGGTCCAGCGAACGACCGAGCCGAACACGACGCAGATCGGCGTCGACGTGGTTGGCCAACTGTACAAAGCGGCCAAAGGTGGTACGGAATCGCTCTCGGTAGAGATTAAAGGAGAGTATCGGGTTGCCGGTAGCAGTGATCCGTGGGAATCGTTCCTCACTGCCGACATGACTAATTCACGTACCCACTATTGGTCCAAGGGGTATTGGACCAGCGGATTAGAAGCTCCCGGCGTCGAGGGTGCGTGGGCGCAAGAGGACTTCGATTGGACGCGAGATGATACTGCCCATAATGACGGCGAGTACGTTTATAAAAAGAGTGTTTGTGTAGGTGGGAGAGGCAATAGAGAATGTTCGTATTACGATGTCATTTGGCGGTGGCGTAGTTACACGGATCGCGTCGACGAGGCGCCCCAGCGCGATGCTGATGATGAGTGGAATCGCTCGCCCGGCAAGTACCTAGACCCAGCGCCTTCACAGAACTACCTAGTCGGCGAAAATGGTCTCGTCCTGTCCAACAACACGACCGAGCCATTGCGCCGCACCTGGAAATGGCGCGTCCCCGAGGGCCAATATGAGATCCGCATGCGCCGCGTGACTGGCGCGTATTCGGACGAGAAAAAGATTGCGAATGTTACCTGGGGTAATCTCAAGAGCTACCAGCCGGACGACGGCGACTTTTATGGCCAAAAACGCCTCGCGCTCAAGATACGCGCGAGTTCTCAGCTCGAGGGCGTCATTAATCGCCTATCCGCACGCTGCCGCGGGCGCGTGCCGGTGCGCAATAGTAATGGTGATATCGAAGCGCGCTTCACAAGAAACCCGGCGTGGGGATTCTTGCAGGTAGCTTCTGGGCGTTACACCGATAAAGACCAGCTCCTGTACGGCAGTGGCCTGTCACTCGATCGCATCGATCTGAAACTGATCGAGGAATGGGCGACGTACTGCGATAATAACGGCCTTACCTTCGATGGCGTGTTCGATCGGCAGCAGCCGGTCAACGAAATGCTCAAGGTTATCGCCCAGGCTGGCCGCGCGCGCTTGTCATGGGCGACCGGCAAGCTCGGTGTCGTCATCGACCGCCCCGGCGATCCGGTCCAAGTGTTCGGGATGTCGAACATCAAGGCGGGTACGTTTTCGGTCTCGTACGTCACGGAAAAACTGCCGAGCCAGATCCGCGCCCGTTACATTGATCCGCGCATCGGCTGGCGGCCCAACACGCTCACGGTCGACGTGCCGTTTTCTAATAGTGCAATAGAGCCCGCCGACATGGAGTTCAAGGGGGTCGTCGACGAGGGCCAGGTCGCCGCCGAGGCAAACCTCCGGGCGGCTGACCAGTATTATCACCGTCGGCGTGTCTCTTGGGAGACCGACATGGAGGGCCTGTCTTCTGATGTCGGCCAAGTCGTGTTGCTCGCCCACGATCTCACGCAGTGGGACCAAAGCGGGCGCATTTTCGACGGCTCAACCACCGAGATCACGCTGACGCGCGAGGTCACGTTCTCGGACACGTCCAACCACTGGCTCATCGCCGTTGCCCCTGACGGCACGATGACAACGCATGAAGTCAACAACCCCGGCGACGGCACCGTCACGGACACGATCACGCTGCTCGATGCCCTGTCAGCAGAACCGGACATCGATTGGCGGTTCCTGTTCGGCGACGTCCAGGAACCGGGGCAGCGCCTCAAGATCATCGAGAAACGTCCGACGCGCTACGACCGTGTCGAGCTCACGGCCGTTGACGAGGTGCAGGCATATTACGATGCCGCTGACGGCAACTGGGCCCCGGCGCCGCTGCCTGATCCCCCGCCGGCTGGCACGGTGAGCAATGTCGAATTATCTGAGATCGTATTGGACGATAAGGGCCGCGTGGATCTGTTTGTCACGTGGACCGTTGATCGTGCCCCGCTTTCGGCGCTGCGTTTTCGTGTGAATGAGCGCGCTTGGGAAACGCAGCCACCGACCGATTCGGGTCGAGGGATTATCCGGGCCAAGCGCGACGACGTCGTCACTGTCCAGATCCGCCCTCTTGAGACGGAAGCCCAAGCGCAGCTCCTTGATATCGAGCTGACCGGCGGCGTCGAGCAAAGCTACACGGTCCAGGCGGTCGAGGACCCGCCCGGCGACGTGCCCGACTTGACGGTTCAGCAAAACCGCGAGCTTGTCACGTTCCAGTGGACCGCAGTCAATGAGCCGGATGTTTCGGGCTACGAAATCCGGTTTGGCAACCCCAGCACATTTTCCTTTTCCAGCGCCAATGTGGTCACACGCGAGACTCGGGGCACGCTCGTCACCAACGCCTCGATCCCGCCCGGCCTGTGGACGGTCGGCATCAAGGCGATCGACTCGGCCGGCAAGTTCTCGATCAATGCCACAACCGCTCAGATCGAGGTCGTCAACGAGTTCGACGTAATCGAGACCCGAGTCGCGCACCCGGCCTGGCTGGGGACGATCGACAGCATCGCCAACGGCGATCTGGAAACGGAGAGCGGCGAGACGATCAAGACCGATGCCGCCGACCCGATCGAAGTCGAGATCCCCACGGCCGTGCGCCACGACGTCTCAGGGCGGCTGGTGCCCAACAGCCGCAGCCGCGCGATCGATTCCGGTTGGGCGACTTTCGACAAGTTCGTGTCCGATCCGGTCGACGAGCTGCGCTATACCGCGCGCGAGATCGACATCGATTTCAACGAACAAGCCCGCGCCTGGGGCGACACGGACGCTGGCTTGGGCCCCGGCGAAACCGGCGAGGCGGCCCCCGAGTTCCTGATCGATCACCGTAAGCAAGGCCAAGCGTACGACGGCTTTGAGCCCTGGGCCATTGGCACCGTGAAAGCGCGATTTTACCGTGGCCAAGTGCGCTTGCCGACCGCCGACGGGGTTGGCTACCTGAACGAATTTCGTGTTACTGCCGACGTGTTGGAGCGCAGTGAGAACTTCACCAATGTCCAGATCGCGGCAGACGGAACGACGCTGACCTATGAAAAACCGTTCCATAAATTGCCCCGCGTCAAGATCACGCCAGGCGAGGACGTGCTGTTCGCTATACGCCGCAACAAGACTACCACCAGTGTCGACATCGAGCTCTACGACGCAAGCAGTAACCAGCAAGCGGGCGAAGTCGACGTCGAAGTTACAGGAGTATAGATGAGCGTCTCGACGAACAAGCAACCGGACTACACCGCACAAACAGCGACCGAATACAAAACCGCGATCGACGACTCGACGGCGGTCCAAAAGCGCCTCGCGGCGGCGTTCGCGCCGCACGAGCAAGCCACGCCGGATATGAGCGTGCGGATCGACTCGGGCCATGTGTTCGACGGCGATGCGCTGACCGAGGTTGCGGGCCAGGACAGCGCGATTATCAGCGCGCCAGCGACGGGCGACCGCATCGACCGCATCGTGTTGGCTGCGGCGGACGGCAGTGTATCGGTCGTAACGGGCACGGAAGATCCGTCCCCGTCCGCGCCGTCGATTCCAAGCGGCAAGTTCCCCTGTGCGCAAGTACTCCTAACGCCATCGACAACGGAAATCACAAACGGCGATATTAAAGACGAACGTTCGCGTCATCCAGATGGCATTACGGCGACGGCGGAAGAGATCAACAATCTGGATGGAATAGGAAGCAATCAAATTTCGTCCGCTTATGGCGACGTTTTTTGGTGTAGTGGTACGGCTGCGGCTATTGATGGGCAAACAATCGCGTCAGGATCCGCGGATAGAATCTGGGAGACGCATGTTGAAGTGCCCTATAACGCAAAGCTCCTTTTGCGGCGCTTCCGTGGCCGAACGGGATACGCCGGTACAGTTTGGGCCATATCGACCGATGTCAATATGTTCTCGATTGATTATGAGTCCGCCGAAGGGGAAACAGACGAAGACGCTGCTGTTGTCATAGTCGATAATACAAACAGCACTTTCTCAGAGAATTGGACGATCGCGGTAGGGATAAAAAACGTTTCGGACACAGACGAAACGTTCACGAGAGGGACAGCCGGATTCAGTATGGCATTGGAACTTAGGTAGCCTAAAATCGGACTCGTAACCCGACACTGTAATTGTGCATAACGGCGCCTACTTTTGCTGTAATCGTTAGACGCTGCCACCACTTGCGGTGCTTCGGCGGCAAAGATCGGCTCACAGCGTAGTGAGCAGCGGCGGACAGCAAAATCGCTCGGTTGACCTCGCTACGGGACGGGCAGTCGCTGAGCAGCGGATTGCCCTCGGTGGTGCCGCCCGGCTCGTCGCATTGATCGGCGATGTCGAGCGTCTGCCCCCAGTCCGCCGTGTGCAAGACGAGGTAACTCGCTTCGCGGTATGTGTCAGACGTGCGCCAATCGCTTGCGCCTGCAATGACAGGTGATCCTATGAGAGCGACACTTACAAGCCAAAGCAAGGCTTTGTTCATGCGTCGCGCTAATTCCGCAGAGTTCATAATAGCAGCAGCGCTGCGGTAAAATAACGAGTAGCCATCAGTCTATGCGCCATCGTCAGGTTGGTGGTTGGACGTCGGGGATGGATGTATACAGCTTCGGCACTAATTCTAAACGATACTGGACTTTACAAGCGGTTTGTCAAGGCCCGCTTTCATGCGGGTCTTTTTAGTGGGGTAACGTATGACCAAGATTTCTGATTTGCCCGATGGCGGCAACCCCCAACCGGGTGACGCCGTACCAGCGACACGGGGTGGCTCAACGGAGCACATTGCCCTGGGCGCATTTGCCCCCGCCAATGCCACGGATTCTGGCACAGACGCCTATGAGGCCAATCTTGGCGTCGATGTGGAGGCTAACTCGGTGGTGATGGTAGATTTCCAGTCGGCCAACACCACGACCACGCCTTCGCTCAAGAATACAGGCGGTGATCCGAGTGGCGGCATTACTATCAAAACGCGCGACGGCAATGCGCTATGGGCCGAAGCGCTCGGTCGGGTTCATTGCCTGTTATACGACGGTACTGACTATCGAGTTCTTGATCCTGTCTATGTAACAGCACAGGAAGAAGCTTATTCTCAAACAGAGACTTACTCGAAGACGGAAGTCGATTCTCGCGATAAGTTCTTAAAAGCCAACCTTTTACACGTTCAAGATCAAAAGTCTAGCGGCACGAATGGCGGTAGTTCAAGTGGTGATACGTGGCATAAGCGCGACCTGAACACTGTTTTAACTAATGAAATCAGTGGCGCGTCACTTTCATCTAGCCAAGTCACGCTTGAAGACGGTACGTACTATATCGAGGCAAGCGCTCCTGCATATCGATCAAATAGGCACCACCTTAGGCTGAGGGATGTAACAAACGGGGTTACATTGTTGGAAGGATCATCAAGTTATGCTAAAAGCAACTACAATGTGCAAACTAGAAGTGTCGTTGTTGGGCGTTTTGAATTATCGGCACAAACGGTAATAGAGTTGCAGCACGGTATTGATGATCCAAAAAACGTTAATGGTTTAGGTATCGGATTCGGGAATGTTCTTACGGTCAGTCACGAAGTATTCACGAATGCTGTGTTGTGGGAGGTCGCGTAGTGGCATATGTTAAAGTAGAGAATAGTGTCATTGTTCAAAAGCAGCCCAACCAAGAGTCAGGATTTGAGCAAGCACCCGAGGACGTAGTTGTTGGCTACGTCAAAAATGATGACGGGACATTCTCGCCTCCTCCTGGCCCTAGCGAGCAAAAGCTATTAGACACTGCGCGCGATAACGCCATGCAGCGCATTCAGCAAGGACATGCTGACGCACTAGCTGCAATCCACGAGCGCTATCCGCAGCTAGAGCGCGACGGTTGGGCTCAACAAGAGCGCCAAGCTCACCAGCATAAGGCCGGCGAACGTGCTCCAATGATCGAGCGCATGGCCAACAAGAGAGGCATGACAAAAGACGAAGTGGCCGATGGCATCATTGCCAACGCCGAGAGTTTTTCGACCGCTTACGCTGATGCCACGGCGACGTTGAGCGAAATTCGCAATAAGGTAGATTCGGCGTATCACAACGGCGAAACTGACGCGCTCAATTCCATTGAGTGGCCCGGCGAGTAGCCCTGAAACAGATCGATCCGACGGCCAACACTGCGACTAGCCGTATCACCCAGCCGAAACCCCGAGCCCGCCCTGCGCGGGCTTTTTTCTTTGAGGAGCACTGATGAACCAACAAACGGTCGAAAATCTCCGCAATGGCACGGGC